AATAATGCTAGTTTGTGCCGACATGTACGAAAATAGAATGGACTCCGTAAAGCAGTTACCCACAGCAGCCGAAATACTCCTTTCTCCTTATGTCGTAAATCAGGGCGTATAATGCAGCGTAAAAAAAAGGAGACCATTGGAACGCTAGATAGTGAAATATGCATCCAGCGCAAAACGATAACAGAAAACGCATACGCCGAAAAGGCAGAAACTTGGACGGAGTTGTTAACGGTTTGGGCGGCGGTTACATACCCACTAACAGGCGCGGGCGAAAATTACGACGAAGGTATAAATGTTTACACTCGTTCAATAATTTTTGAAATACGGGCAACGGATATACTTGTTTCGGATCGGATAAAATTTGATAGTATGTTTTTTGACATTAACAGTATTGAAAAAGAACGGATAACAGGGCGTTATAAAATTCATTGTTCATCATCGAGGTAAAATGTCACTAGAAAACGAAGTAAATCAATTAATAAAAGATTTGCGCTTAGTTAGTCAAACATCTAAAAAGCAAACAGGCAGAATACTAACTAAAAACGCAAAGCCTATTGTTGACGCTCTTTTTTTGGCAGCACCGCACGGACATAAGATACACAAGAGGTATAGAAGTGCGGGCTTAAACAAGAGAATGCGTGCGCCAAAAGGTAAAGGTTCAGTTGTTGCAATTTACAGGCCTGGGAATCTTGCAATGTCTTTTAGGTTGTTTAGATTTAATAGGGCAAAATATAGTATTCAAGTAGGCGCAAAATTCCAAGGCAAAAACGCAACTGGCGCTTTTGGCCCAGGAACAGGCCAATACGACGCATACTACACGCACATACTAGAGAAAAAAGACCCTTTTATCATTCCAACTTGGAACAGAATGAAAGCGGGTGTTGAGGCGGGCATAATTAAAAGCCTAAAAAGGGTTATTAAAAGTGCCAATAAAAAAAATAGCGCAAATAAATGAACATACCAGCAGTTTTCAGAAAATTAATAGCAGACGACGCGGCGGCTTATGCTGTTTTTGCGGATAGGGTTTATCCCTTGCATACGGTTGATACGCCAACTTTCCCGTTAATAATTGTGACCGTTACAAGCATCACGCCATCTACAAATAAGATTGTACCGTCTTTGGTTGATATGGTAATGGTTCAATTAGATATTTATTCAGATAAATATTCAGATAATTGCGCCCATGCAGAATTGGTCAGGACGGCGGTTGATATGAAAATCGGGGACGTGACATTTATGGGTTCTACGATAAAAATGGACGGAGTGCATTTTGATAGTGGAAGCCAGGATTTTTCAGACATACAGGGCGGTAATGGGCAAATGAGAATTTACCGACACGTTCACAACTATTCAGTAAGGATAAAAAGAAACTAAAAATATGTCAGATAGATACCAGTTTTTAAAAGACTATCAAGATCCGCAAAACCCCGCAAAGACATTTAAGTCAGGTAGCACCGCACGAATGTCGGACGGTGACGGCGCGGCACTAATAGCAAGCGGAATAGTTAAGCAGATTGCAGACTTTACGCCACAAAGAAAAAACGTACTTGCTCCCGGTGGTTGTACCGAACTGAGCGAGGCGCAAAAAGCAGAAATAACGCCACCTGATACCAATGAAGCACAAGCGGCAATTAACACAAAAAATAAAAAATAATTATGCCAACTACGGGAATAGTAAACAGTAGGTTAATGGTTATCAAAGTAGGCACGACGGTTGTTAGTTGCCTTACAGATGCATCATTGAGCCTTTCGCAAGAGTTCAGGGACACCACCTGCAAAGATAGCGGCGGATTTAATAACATTTTGCCCGCAAAGCGCGGTTGGGAAATGTCGGGTTCTGCGTTGTTTTCATACGACGGTACAACCACATTTGAAGACTTTTTTGCTCTTTGGAACGGCCAAACACTCGCAACAGTTATTTTTGGAACGACCGTTTCAGGGGACAAAATTTACACGGGTTCGGCATACCTTTCGAGCCTTTCAAGCAGCTCGAGCGGCACGGATGAAAACGTGACCTTTGAGTTTAGTTTGACAGGTACGGGAACATTGACCGAATCCACGAACCCATAAAAAAACATAAAAGGGCGGGCGCACATAGATACGTCCGTCCTTTTTTTAAAATAACCATATGGCAGTACAATATATTGATTTTAATGGTGAGCAAACGCCCATACTTTTTGGTAACGCCGCATTTTACCACTACGAAAAGAGGCATAAAGAAAGCGGTTTTGCTGCTTTTATGCAGTCCGTACCGCAGGACGAAACGGGCAATGTGGATATTAACAAAGTAAAGATTTCATTCTTTATTGATATTACAATGTGCGCACTAATCGCAGGCGGCAACAAAGAAAGAAAGCCGTTTTTGGGCATAGTTGACGACGTGGCAGCATGGATGGACAACGAAAATATGATGACCATCATGGAAATGATTACAGATAGTTTACCCATTGCAAAAGATCAAAAAGACGAAGCAACGGAGCAAGAAGCGGGGGAGTAGCGGGTGTTGATTATTGGCAAACAATGATAGACGCTGCCGGATGGATTGGAATGTCTGAAAGCGAATTTTGGGAAACAACACCCCGATATTTTGCCGCACGGGTCAGGGGCAAGCAGCGAGACGACCGCGAAAATTGGGTAATGGCTCGACAGGCGGCGTATTGGGTTGCTATATTTAGCCCTAACGCCAAAAAACTATCAAGCCCCACAAATTTAGGTTCTTTTTCTTGGGAGCAACAGCCAATAGTAAAATTCAAAGAAATAACGCCCGAACAAAAGGCGGACATGGCCAAATTTAAAGAAATGGCATTAAAACTACTAAACTAACAACATGGCAAATATTGCAGAATTAAATATAAGGCTGGGAGTTAGATTTAGAGATTTTGACAGGTCGATGAGGCAGGTGGAAAACCGTCTCAAACAGACCGCACAGTCAATGGACGGTATTGCTAATTCAATGGCGCAATCCTTTACCGCTCCATTTTTGGCCATTGGTGCGTTAGCAATTAAGGCGGCGGGTGATTTTGAGGCATTAAAGTTGGCTATGCAAACCACGATGAAAGATGCGGGGTACAGCGCAATTGAGACTACAAAGGAACTTGAAGAACTTAGGAAAGTAGCACTTGCGCCGGGCATTGATTTACAGCAGGCAGTAAAGGGTTCTATTGCCTTGCAGTCGGTTGGATTTAATGCAGAAAGAGCGCGTAAAACATTGGTAGAGTTAGCCAATGGCATAGCGGGCGCGGGTGGAAATGCAGAACAATTGGAGGGTGTTACGCGTCAGTTTGCGCAAATGTCTGCAAAGGGTGTTGTGTTGCAGCAAGATTTAGCAATCATAAAAGAAAATATGCCCAGCGTCGTTAAGGCAATGCGTGAGGCGTTCGGCACAACAACAGCCGAGGGCATACGCGACGCGGGCATAAGCGCAGATCAATTCATTGACGGCATTACGCAACAACTTGCAAAAAACGCACGGGTTCAAGGCGGTATAAAAAACGCAATTGACAACACACGCAGCGCAATTACTCAATTTTTCGCGGCAATTGGTGACGGTATAAATGAGGCGTATAACCTAAACGCGGTTGCGGGCGCAATGAGTGACAAGATTAACGACCTTGTTACGGTGTTTAAAATGTTAGACCCTGAAACAAAAAAGAGTATTTTTAATTTTGCGCTTTACGCGGCGGCGTTCCCTATACTTATTAAAAGTATGGCGTTACTTTTTGGCGCAGGCCAACAAGTAATTGCTATGACGCGGCTTTTGTCAAGTGGGGCGGCAAGCGCGGGCGGTGCGTTATTGGGGTTTGCAGATAAATTTGGAAAACTAAACACGGCTATGAAAGTGGGCGCGGCTGGTGTTGCGCTGGTAGGTATTCTTGCACTTTACGCGGGTTATCAAAAATTATCAGATGGCGTAAATAAAGCCTTTGAGGCTCAAACTAAATTTGCAAAAGCAAAAGACGAAGTAAACAAAGAGGCGGGCAAAGAAATTGCAATTGCAAATAAAAACATTGAGGCGTTAAAATCCGAAACAACATCAAGGGAGGAAAAAATAAAGGCGTTTAACGCGCTAAAAGAATCATACCCCGATTTATTAAAGCAGTACGACAACGAGAAAATATCAGTATCGCAGTTGACAATGTTACAAGATAGGCTCACAAAGTCTATTATTAATAGGGTTGCAGAAACTAGAAAATCTGCCTTATTAGATGAACAGGCGGGCAAGATAGTAGAGGCGCGTTTAAAGAAAACACAATTAGAGGCGCAAGGGTTAAACGCCATTTATGGGGAAACGCAAGCGGGCTTTTTGAGGGGCGCAGAGGGTATGGGATTAGGTGGTTGGATGGGTACGGAGGCTAGTATTGTAGGCGAAGAAATGGCCAAACTCGACAAGGTGATAATGCAAGCAGAAAAGACTTCAAAATCACTTGAAGAGCAGTTTGCTAAAACTTTTGGGACAGGAACGAGTGCGGCAGAAGAGACGGCGGCAAACTTATACGCATTAAGAGATGCGGAGGTAGATTATAGTGAACTTAATAGCAAATTTGCGGAAAACTGGAAAAAGAGGGAGGCGGGCAAAAGCCAAGCAACTACCAAATCAGGAAAATCAATATCCGCTATTTTTAAAGAGGTCTCAAAAGACCTTGACGACATAAACAAAAAAGCGGCGGCATTAGGCGCAACAGGCGGCGAAGATCATTTTGATGACTTTGCAAAGGGTATCGAAAGCGGTATTAGTAAATTAGTAGAAGCGGGCGCAAAAGTTGACGGCAAAGAAATAACAGCATTAAAGCAATTAGCGCGTGAGGGATTAGGGGCAAAATTAGTCGCACCCGACTTGCTGCCAACAGCGGCAACGGCACAATCAGTCGGCACAAGATCGGCGGCAATTCCCGACGTTCGTATTGCATACGACAAAGACGCACTCAATGAGTTTTTGAGCGACAGCCAAAAGATTGGTCAGGTTTTAGAGCAAATGAAGTCGGGCTTTATTTCAGCAAGTGAGGGGTTTGATGCAATTAACGCCATACTAGCAACGACAAATGAGAACTTTACAGGCACGGGGTTAAAAATGCAGGAAATGTCTTTTGCGTTTCAAGCGTTAGGAGAACAATTCCAAATGCTTGGGCAATCGTTTCAAGCGGGCGGCGATGCTCAAAAGGCGATATTTGATGCAGTGGGGGCAAG